CAAGCTTGATAATCCTCGATCCATACCGGCGGCAATAAATGCCAATTCGTGGGCGAGACAGAAAACAATCCTGTCTCACCGGTATTATCGAACTTAGGTCTCAACCGTATAGGTAAAGACATAAGTGCTCGAATAACTACCAAACGAACGGAAGGATAACGAATGTGACATTCGTTAGCTAAGTCGATTAACGACAACACGCGGCCGGGAGTAGATGGACCGACCCGCAATCCAGAAAACCATCTGGATAACCGGAGTGGAGTTACATCTACACCATCGAGGTATTCGCCTCCGCATGATTCACGAAAATGATGTAGAGATTCTACATCACAAAATGTTTTCTTAGTATTGACTTGGAAACCATTTCGTTCTAATCGTGAAATGACAGCGGAAGCATATCTCGACTCGATGATTATATCATCGCCGTAAATCCTATAACGAGAAGTTATAGGATTCCCCCCGATCTCCCGAATCGCGCACTCCGTTATCGCAGCGAAGACTATGCATTCAGTGGGGAAGCATAATGCACTCCCCATGGGCGCAAACTTCTTAAGCGACATCTCTGCACCAGTAGGAAGCTTTACTCGCGAAGAGCGAGAACAAAGCATCCATCGATACAGAGAGGAAAAACGGAACCACTGCTTCACCAGGGCCCAACTAACAGAATCGGATGCTGAGGAGAGATCGATAGTAGCAAAACTACCATCGAGACTTCCCTCCCATGCCAGGTATCTGTTGGATTCTTGGTCCGCCGGGTGAAACCTCTTTCTAAGGGGATGTTGCCCACGATTTTCTAAATCATGAACAAAAGCCCTTAGGATACCTTGTTGGTACCACATAAGCGTAGTTGGCTCCATCGATATTGATCGATAGGTCAAAAAGCTCTTTGGTACAAACTGCAACTTGGCAACTCGACGAAAACTTCGGCGAGGACACGGTAGCGAATAATCGTTAACGTGATCGAGGTAGTCGGTGAGGTGATCGCTCCCTAATCGCTGATACTTTTCAGCAAGGGAGGAACAACCTTCAGCTACACTACCATTCCCGTGTTTTGGTTGAAAATTCTCTGATAACTCAGAGAACATCCAAAAGGTACGGGGATACCAAGATGTAATGAGATCGGTCTCCTCAGAGGTAAATCCATCCTCTTTTAAAACCGATTCTCCGGCAAGGTAGTCATCCAAGGCCTTCTTTTCTAACCACTTTGAATTTGGAAAATTCAAACGACTAGGAAAAGCGAGCCACGAATGACAAGAGTCAAAAGCGTCTGGATTTTCGTAAGAAAACCAGAGCACAAACACCTCTCGCAATGGCGCCAATAAGGCCCCAGCGAACGGGTATTCCGTTGACAGTAACTGTTTAAAGGTTACGTAAGAACGGCAATTCAAATCTCGCAAGAGAAGGGAATCGGCGTCCTTCAAACAACGGAAGATCTCCAAGGAATCAACTTGATGAAAAATGGATAACCATCGTAAGTCAAGTCGGTCCCTGGTGATTCCGTGTGAGAGGAGGAGATCATACCCACACATATACCAGAGGGAGATAGCGTCACAAAGGAGATTATTCATCTCCGCCGTGAGACTACGTCCATCGTATATGAAGGGTTTGCGCCGTAGTTTAACTACGACGTCTTTCCAGGTCAATATGACTTGGTTTTTCTCGTTCGACATCTCGTGCCTCCTTATTTTTACAAATCAGAAGGAATGAGACTGCCGCGGAGCATAGCTGCGATCCTAGTAGTACCGGTTGATCCCGTCTCGAAGAGACCAGAGATCAAGCGACCTATTAGGGTTTGCACCATTGCAGGTGTTATATTCTCATTGGATGGCACTTTGATAACAAGATGTGCAGACACAGGTAAAGCTACCTGGTAGGCAGCATCAGTGCTATCAGTCACCGTCCATACCTCGGATACTTGTCCGAGGAGAGAGACACCTCGACGTGAAGGAGCATAAAGACTTACGTCTACATTAGCTCCCTTATAAACGTCGACTACATCCGAGACTGCAAATCGCATTTTCTCGGGGTAGGACAATGGACTGGTAAGATTAGTGATGATCCCTTGATCGGGTTCATTCGCCTTTATCTTCCAGTCGGCTCCGAAATTCACCAACCCTCTTGGGAAGGTCAGCGAACTAACTCCGGAGATAGCTGTATCAGTATAATTTGTTGATACGCTTTTGGACATAACGTCCCTCCTTATCTCCCAGCTTTAAACACTGGGTTGCCCGTTAGTTCCTCTTGCGAGAAATAATCAAGGCCGTTGCCTCCGCGTAATTTCTGAATTCACGTGGAGTATCGGTGTAGAAAGTAGGTTTCACAAGGATCGGGTGAGAAGTTCTTACGTACTTCTTCACCGTTAAAGATCCCGCACACCTGCTAATGCCTGGAAAAACCAGTTCACTAGCAACCCCTTGAAATTGGCTCTTCTTGGAAGCGATGGCTCCCTCAACGAGACACGTGGACCAATAAGTCGACGCGTCGTATTGAGAAAGAGCATCGCTGACATTTATGAACCAATCAACTACAAAAGACAGGGGAATAAGATCCCATGAATTTTTTAGCGAGGGGAACAGGCCAGTATTCCACCAGTGGTTGAGGAATTTCTTCATTTCGGTATCTACGCGATCACAATAGTTCTTATAAGGATATGTGCCTAATCGAGACAAAAATAAAGGACTTATGGACGGAGTCTGGATGCTCTCGACAGAACGAACCCAGGAAAATTTCCTGGAATATTGTTCGACGGCTCGAGGAAGGCTCTTATACGTCTCAATACAAACAGAGACGGTGAGTCTTACTCCGTACTTATAGGAAAG